GAGGACGAGACCGGCTTAAAGCTGTCCGGAACGCTCGCCGACACCCCCCGCGGGCGCGAGGCTTACGCCCTGCTCAAGATGGCCCCACGGCCGGCGATCACCGGGCTTTCGATCGGCTACTTTGCCAAGTCGTTTGACCAGGGCAGCAAGCCCGGCGAGCCCCGGCGCACCCTGAAAAAGATTGACCTGGTGGAAGTGTCTCTAGTGACGTTCCCCGCGAATGCAAAAGCGCGGGTTCAGAGCGTTAAGAGCGCGCCCACCATTCGAGACGCGGAAAGAGCCCTGCGAGACGCCGGGCTTTCCAGAGAGGAAGCCAAGGCGCTACTGGCCGAGGGCTGGAAAAGCATCCCGCAGCGAGACGCTGGGCCGGGGGCGATCGACGAACTGGCGGCCACCATCCGCCGCAACATCAAAACCCTGACTCAACGGTGAAACCATGTCGGAAACGAACGAATTGAAAGCCCTGCTGGAAGACCAGGGCCGCGCCTGGGAAGAATTCAAGCGCAAGAACGATCAGCGCCTCGCGGCCATCGAATCCAAGGGCTACGCTCCCGCCGACCTGACCGAGACGGTCGATAGGCTCAACGCCGAATTGTCCCGCGTCGCCGACGAAGCCAAGAAGCGGGCCGACGAGATCGAAAAGAAGTACCAGCGGCCCGGCGCCGGTGGCGGCGGGCAATCGCCCGAAGCCGCGGAGCATAAAGCCGCGTTCGGCGATTTCCTCCGCAAAGGCGATCCCGGCAACCTCCGGGAGCTGGAACGGAAGGCACTGCGTACCACGTCCGATATTGACGGCGGTTTCCTGGTGACCGAGGAAATGGACGCCGCCATCGATCGCGTGGCGACCGTCACCCTCGGCTTCCGGCGAGTTGCGAACGTCCGCCAGATCGGCGGGAAGTCCTACGAAAAGGTGGTGAAAACCTCCGGGCTGTCGGGCCGCTGGGTCGGCGAAAACGAAGCCGGCGGCGAATCCACGAACCCGAAGTATTCGAGCATCGAAATCACCGCCGAGGAAATCGAGGTCGAGCCCTGGGTCTACAACCGGATGCTGGACGACGCGAGTTTCAACGTGGAGGCGGACCTCATTGATGATGTAGGCAACGCCGAAGCCGAGACGGAAGGCGCTGCGTTCGTCTCCGGAACCGGCGTCAAACAGCCCCGCGGCATTCTGTCGTACACCATCGTCGCAAATGCGTCGTATGCCTGGGGCAAAGTCGGTTACATCGCCTCCGGCGGCGCCGGGGCGTTCGCTACCAGCAATCCGGCCGATGCGTTGATTGACCTGCAACACGCGCTGAAACAGCAGTACCGCAGCGGTGCGGCCTGGCTGACCGGCGATTCGACCCTCGCGAAAATCCGGCAAATCAAAGACGGCTCCGGCAATTTTTACCTGTGGCAACCCGACCCCGCGGCCGGATTCTCGGGGTTGATTCTCGGGGCGCCGGTCGTGGTGGATGACAACATGCCGGTCATCGCCTCCAACAGCTACAGCCTGGCGTTCGGCAATTGGGCGCGGGCCTATACCATCGTGGACCGCCGCGGCCGGGTGCTGATTCGCGACAACATCACCGCGAAAGGCACGACCAAGTTCAATTTCCGCAAGCGGGTCGGCGGGGGCATCGTCCAGTTCGAAGCTCTCAAACTGATGAAGTTCGCGACCAGCTAGTTTCGGCGCAGCCACCCGCCGGGGTCTTCTCCCGCCCCGGTGCGCCATGGGGGCGCAATCGTGCCCCCACCTTTTTTTTCAGATTCACCCGAGGAAAGCACCGTGGACGATACGTTTAACAACATCCATATCAAGCGGGTCCTGTCTCCCGTGTCCGTCGCCGACACCACCGCGCAAGTGGGCGAAATCGTTGACCGGCAAGGCTATGAATCCGTGACCTACGTGATTGCGACGGGCAGCATTGCCGATGCTGACGCCACCTTCACCGTGCTGCTGGAGGAAGGCGACGCCGCCAACCTGTCGGACGCCGCCGCGGTAGCCGATGCCGACCTGCTGGGCACCGAGGTACTGGCCGCGTTCCAGTTCGATGACGACAACGAAGTCCGGAAACTGGGCTATGTGGGCAACAAGCGGTACACCCGGTTGACCATCACCCCGGCAGCCAACGCCAGCGCGGCGCTGTTGTCCGCGGTGGCGGTGCTCGGGTGTCCGCACCTGGCGCCCACTCCCAACCCGCCGGTTTAATCCTCGCCATGTTCCTTGAGCGCGTCACCGTTCCGGCCGGGCTGCCGGTTTCCGTTGCGGAAGCCAAGGCGCATACCCGGATCGATTACGACGCGGAAGACGGCTTGGTCGAAACGCACATCCGTGCGGCCGCCGAGGAAGTCGAGCAAATCACCGGCCGCGCGCTTCTGTGCGGCCGGTATCGGGCCACCTGGGATGATTCGGATTCCCTGGGTTTTTGCCGAAGCATTGCGTTCCCGCGGGGGCCGATTCGGTCCGTGCTCAGCGTAGAGCGGCAAACTTCCGCGGGGGAATGGGAAGCGTGCGATCCTGCTGATTACCTGGTGAAGCAAAGCGCGCCGGCCCGATTGAAGCCCGTCAACGGCTGGCCTGTAACTTTCGGCGTCCGTGTGACGTTCGATGCCGGCGACGTGACCACGTTCACAACCGACGTTGAAACCGGGCAAATCGCCCTCGATCACTGGCCCGAAATGGCGGTCGGCGACATGGTCTTTCTAACCAACTCCGGCGGGGCGCTGGCAACCCCACTGCCCGGCTATCGGCCGCTGTACATCGCCGAGGTGGTGGACGCAGCGGCCGGGGTGTACACCCTGGCGGAATCGCCCGGAGGCGCGGCGGTCACTCTGACCGCGGCGGGTTCCGGAGTGGATTTCCTCGGCCAACCCGGACCGGCCAACGCCAGCGGCATGATTCCGCCCGGCGTGCGGCAATACCTCCTGATTCGCGCGGCCGACCTGTACGAACACCGCAACAGCAGCGCCCACGTCCGCGGCCAAATGCAGGGCCTCGGCTTCGTGCCCCGATTGCTTGACGCCTCGGTCATCCCCTCCTTTTGAGTGCAGCAATGGCAAGAATTTACGTTACTCCCGCCGAAGGCCGGAACGTCACCGACCCCGAACGCGGCGACCTGTTGCCGGCCGGCGGGCGGAGTGTCGAGGACTCGCAATACTGGCGGCGGCGGCTGGCGGCGGCAGACGTCACGATCACACCAGCGCCCGAAGACCCGCCGGTCACGCCGGACCCACTCACGGGGCTGGTTGATGCGCGGTTGGAGGCTCTGGGCTTGCTCGCCGAAAGTGCGGAACCGACCGCCCCGCTCGCCGTTTACGCGCAGGCCGGGTATCAGTCGGTTACCGTCACCTGGTCGCCGCCCGCCTTCGGCAACCCGACCGGCCACCGAATCACCTGGACCGGCGGCACGGCGGATGTTGGCGCCGGGGTCTACAGCTACACGATTACCGGGCTCACCAACGGGGTGGCTCAATCACCCACCGTTGCCGCGCTCAATGCCGCCGGGGCCGGACCCGCCGCGACCGCCAACACAGTGACGCCCTCGGCGCTCATCCCCGCCGGGCTCCGCCAGCCTGGCCTTTTGCAAATCATCGACCCGGACACGCTGACCGGCGCGAACGGCTCCACCGTCACCGGCGGCACCGATGCCAGCGGCAACGGCAAAACGTGGACGGTCGGCGGCTCGCCGGTGCTGAAAACCGCCGGGCTCAACAGCCATAAAGCGATTACCACCGCGGCCGGGGCGTATCCGAACACTGGGTTACGGTTCACGCCGGAATTGGACGGAAAGCCACAACTCGGCTCGCATGTCACGCTGTTTCTGGTGTTCACCATCACGACGCTTGCGGACTCGAAGCGAATTATCGGGACACGTTCACAAGCCGCGGATACTGCCGAGCGCGTCGCTCTTGACTTGAGTTTAGAGGCTTCGACGTATCGGCTGGTCGATGACCAGGGCAACAACTACGGGCCGGCAATTGCGGAGTGGACCATGGCGGCCGCTACGCCGTACATCCTCACGATCCAACGTCCCGGCTATCTCTACCTGAACGGGGCCAAGGGTGGGGATCGGCTCAATGCCGTGGCGCCGAATGATCTGGACGACCTCCTGCTCCACTATGGGTACTACTTCGGCGGCAAGGGGCTGGGCGGTGACGTTCACTATTCTGCCGCATTTAACCGGCTGCTGACGCAGGCGCAGCGGTGGGCCGCTGAGGCGGAACTCGCTTCCCGATTCTCGATTACGGTGACTCAAGAATGACGACGCAAGTTCCAGTCTTTTTCGGCCGCGAGCCTCCCGCCGTCACTGCCGGCGGAGTGCCGCCGCTGTGGGTTTCGACCCACCCCCGCGACATTCGCCCGCCGCCGGGGCCGGCGGACAAGATCACGCTACTGAGTCCGACGCTGGCGCATGAAGGCGTGCTCTGCCAGGAAATCACGACCTGGTTTCATGGTGGTGAATACCACGCCTATTACTCCTGCGGGAATGGCGTCATCGGCTATACCCACGGCAAGAGCCCGCGAGAGTTCCAGGCGAACAAAAGCGCCGCGGCCGTCTACGGTGGCGGCACGGGCGGCGAAGCGGGGTATGTGGTCCACGCGACCGCTTACGTTGAGGGCGATTATGTCTATTTCGTCTATTCCGGTTGCGCGACGGGCATCCGCCTGGCCCGCGCACTCCTGACCGACCCGGCGACGCTGACTTATCAACAAGTTCTTTTCCCGTATCCTGGCACGTCGGGCACCAGCTCATCCGGCAATTGCGCGCTGCTCAAAATGCCGGACGACACTTACCGGCTTTATTTCGAGTGCAACGGACCGCAGGCACTCGGGACCGGGTTTTCTGGTTGGCAGGGCGGTTGGGCTACCTCGGCGACGCTGACCGGCACTTATACGATCCTGGAGTTTCCGATTTCCACGCCCTGGCCGTATGGCCGCAATTCCGGCCATCGCCTCAACGTCCATGAAGACGGGGCCGGCGGCTGGATCGCCTACAGCCACAACATGAACCCGTCCACGGGCCTGCCCTCCGACGCCTTCGCTTGGGAGTCTCCCGACCTCGAAACCTTCACGGCGCTTGATAACGGCTGGCCCATCCGCTGGCGCACTGGCGCTGCCGGCGACCAGGTCGCCGATATCTGCGCGGTTTGGAGCGATGATGACGTCCCGTGGTTTTTCTGGGATGAAGGCTACAACGAAGCCGGCGGTCAATACGTCGCGGCCGTCTGGGGTTCCCCGGCCGTCTGCCCTGTAATGGCCTGGGACGGCGGGCGCTGGGTTCCGGTCAATGGCTGGAAATCCGAAGCCCCGGCCCGGCCGATGCGGCTGATTGAGCTACCCACCCTGACCTATGCGTTGCAGCCGTTTGACGACGCGCACAGCGGCGCCTCGGCAAATTACACACCGAGCCTGCCCGTTGCGTTCCCAGGCAACCGCGTGCGGGTGACCCACACCGGCACTGCGAACACGATCACGGCATCGCCAATCGGCTCGGATGTGGTGCGGCCGTCCAATGCCGCCATCACGGCTGGGCAGTCGGTGGAATACGCCTGTTATGAAACCGGCGTTTGGATTCGGCGTTAATGCCTGAAATCACCTGGCCAGCCCCCGGCGAACTGACGCGCCGCGTCATAATCCGACGCTGGCAGGATGAGGCCACCGGCTTCGGTGATATCGAAGCAGATTATCCGCCGGTTGCCGAGTGCTGGGCCAAGAAATCCCCGGTTTCCGGGGTCCGGTACTGGGGCGGGAAACAGATCGGCGAGGAAGTCACGCACCTGTTCTGGATTCGGTTCCAAGTCCTGCCGCCCGAAGAAGTCACCGGCGAGCATGTGATTGAGCACGACGGACGGCGCTACCGGGTCATGCGGACAACGAACGTCGGCGACGCGCAACGGTACACCATGATCGAAACCAAGGACCTGGGCGAGCCATGAGCCTCGAAGTCAATGTAACGATCGCCGGGCACAAGCGGATTGATTTCGACCGCAAGCCCGTCCGCCGCGCGGTGGCGCTGGAAAGCCGCGAGGTCCGGAAGCTGGCGCGAAAGCTGGTGTCTCGCCGGTCCGTGTCGATGCCGGGCGAATATCCGGGCCTTTCCGCCGGCAACCTGCGCCGGTCCATTTCCGCCAGGGTGAAAGGGCGCGGGTTTGTCGGGATCGTCTCGATTCGCCCAACGCCGAAAATGCAGGCCGACAAATTCTTTCCCGATATCCTCGTCCGCGGCACCCGGAAGACCAACCGAATCAAGCCGCGGGCAAACTTTATCACCGACGCCATGGAAACCCGCCGTCCCGCGATTGAATCCGCGTTGCTGGCCGCTTTGCAATCCTCACTGATTCCGAGACGATGAGCCACCGTCTGCACATGCCGCCCTCGCTGACATGGTCGCTGTCGGTGACCTACAGGCGCCGCGGGGTTCCGGTTGACTTGACAGGCTGGTCGGCGGAAATGGTGTTTCAGGATTTCCCCGGCACGACCAACCTGCTGACGCTCGACACGGGCGACGCGGGCGGCATCACGTTTGGCGAGGAAACCGGCACGCTGTTCGCCTACGTTGAAGCCGCGCCGGATGACTTGACCGGGACCGGCAGCTATCACCTGCACCTGTTGCCGCCGGCAGAGATCGGCGGGCGGTATTCGATCCTGTGCGGGTACGTCGATTATTCGACCTGCGCCACGGTCCACGCGCAACCGGGTGGGGTGCTGATTATCGATTCCGACGTGATTGTCGAATCAGCCAACATTCCTGGGCCGCCGGGTGTGGGCGGCGGCGGCGGCGGAGGCGGCGCAAACCTGAGCGTCACCGGCCGCACGTCAACCGGCCTGACGATTGCCAGCGATTCCGGCACCGATGCCGCCGTTCCCGCCGCGACAACCAGCCTCGCCGGGCTGATGGTTGCGGCGGACAAAACCAAGTTGGACGGTGTAGCGGCGGGCGCCGCTGCGGACCATGGCGCCCTGACCGGCCTGGCTGACGACGACCACGCGCAGTACCACACCGACGCACGGGGCGACGCCCGATATTCTGCGATCGGGCACAATCACACCGGCACTTATGACCCGGCCGGCACTGCCGCCGCCGCGGTGTCGGCGCACGAAGGGGCCGCGGACCCGCACCCGACGTACACCACGGCCGCCGAAGCGGCTGCCGCCGCACCGGTTCAGTCCGTGGCGGGCCGCACGGGCGCGGTGACGCTGTCAAATACCGACGTCTCGGGGCTCGGGACCTCGGCAACCCTCGACCACGGCGCCGCCGCCGGGAACCTCGTTCGTCTGGATCCGGCAACCGGGAAGCTGCCGGCGGTCGATGGCAGCTTACTGACCAACCTGCCCGGCGGGGGCGGCGCTGCGGCGTTCGTGGCGTTTGAGGATATCGCGGCCGACAAGACATTCGCGGCCAGCGATAAGGCCGAACAATACCGAATCACTGCATCATCTCCCGTTGTGTTGACCTTCCCAGCTCCTGCTGCGGCGGGGTCTGGATGGTGGATTGAAATATTCAACGCGGGGACGTCTTACGGCACGGTCACCCCGGCCAGCGGCACGATCGACGGGCTGGCGTCTTATCCGATGTATCCCGGAGAGCATCGACGATTCTGGTCGGATGGCTCAGTGATTCAATCGCGCGTTATCGCAGGGTACGTCGTTGAACTCTTGGCCAGCGCCACGTTTTATCCGCCGCCAGGGTATAGCTACCTTGACCAATATTTGGCTGGTGGTGGAGGCAGCGGCGCGAAGGGCAGCGGCTCTTTCCGGGGCAGCGGCGGGGGCGGTGGAGCGGCGGTGCTGGTCAGGCTTAGCGCAGCCACGGTGGGGTATTCTCCGGTGACGGTCACGATTGGCGCGGGTGGCGCCGCGGTAACTGCATCCTCAACTGCGGGGAATGCGGGCGGGACTTCGTCATTTGGGTCATTCTCTTACGCCTACGGAGGCGGCGGAGGCTCTGCGTCCGCTTCAGCGCATGGCGGCGGCGGCGGCGGTGGTGGCGCACTTTCTGCTGGCGCTGTCGGGCTCACGACGACGGCCCTTGCGCTGGGTGGGGAGCCGAGGTCCAGTGATTCGACGACTGTGCGGTATTCCGGACAATTCGGCGGAGGCTGTGGGTCGTCGCGGGATGGAGGCACCGCGCCGGGGGCAGGATTCTGGGGCGGCGGCGGCGGCGGTGCGGCGGCAACTCCTGGCGGCGCGTCAGTGTTTGGCGGCGGTGGTGGAGGCGGCAGTTCCAGTGCTGGCGGCGCGTCACGAGTGGGCGGCGCAGGCGGCGCAGGCGGAACCAGCACCAGTGGTGTCGCCGGTTCAGTGCCGGGCGGCGGCGGTGGCGCAACCGACACGGGTGCGGCGTCCGGTGCGGGCGCGGACGGCAAAGCGATCATCTGGGGGATTATATGACTATGACTCGGTATGCGCTGGTCGTTGACGGTATTGTTGAGAATGTCGCGGTATGGGACGAACGCCCTGGCCCAGATTGGATTGCATCCGAGACCGCCGGAATCGGCGACGAGTACGACGGCCAGACGTTTACACGCCCCGCTCCGGCCCCGGTCGTCGAGCCAGTTCCGGAAACGATCACCCCGGCACAACTGCGAATCTGGCTGCTGCTGAA